GGGGCAATGCTGTACGCCGATGGGGACGGCATGAATTTAACCGTCAGCGGCGCCGAATACGTGCCCAACACTTAAGGAGTGAATCATGTCTCTCACTAGCAGCGACCAGATCTACCGGTCTATCGGCGGCCCGCCCGTCACCATGCAAGAGATCGCCGATTTCGTCGGTTCGAGCGGCGAAACGACCGTGACCGCATCGCAAATCTCGGATTCCACCGCAGTCGGTCGCAACGTCCTCACCGCTGCTGATGCTGGTGCAGCGCGCACCGCGATCGGCGCCGGTACTTCCAGTCTGGCGCTTGGCACGACTGGGGCTACCGCCCTGGCTGGTGACACGCCCGTCCTATCTGCAAATGCCATCGCGGCAATCGCAGAGCTTTCCCCTGCATCTACTGCGGCTGACATCGTGGCCGCTCTTCAAACCCCCTGATAGGAGCCAGAAATGGACGAATACACCACCTTTACCGACGAGCAACTGGACGACGCGACTTTCGTGTTGGTGCAGGTAAACGTCGACGGTACGCCCGGTTTCATCACCGTGGCGCAGTTGAGCGCGTTGATCGACGCGCTGCCGTAATGCTCACCCAGGCCGCTCCGGAATTCATCACCCAGATCATGCGCCACCCGCGCGTGTGGGAATGGGTGCGTGAGGACGGTCTGGATTCTGCATCTTTTGCGTATGACCCGAGGCACACGTATTTCGCTTACGAGGACAAGGGGTTTGTGATGTACCGCCATGTCCGAGACGGGATCTATGACGTGCACGCCGCGATCTTGCGCGGTGGACGTGGAATTGTTGATTTTGGTCTGAGCACGTTGGCTGAAATGCGCTCGCGCGGGGCGGATTGGTTCATCGCCCCGATCAGCGACTGGAATAAAGCGGCGCTGCGATACGCGCGCGCATGCGGGTTCACGGAGTTGGGGCGCATCCCGAACGCTATGCGTGACGGCGTTTTGCACGAAACGATTTACCTGGAGTCGAAATAATGGGTTTCGCTAAAGATATTCTCGATCCCGGCGATATCACTGGCGGCCTGAGCGGCAAGAACGCTGCTGATGCATCCAGGGAGGCGGCTGACGTTCAACAGCAAGCCGCTAAGTACGCTGCCGACCAGCAGATGAAGATGTTCCAGCAGGTTCAGCAGAACCTGGGCCCGTACATGAACGCTGGTACGGCGGGGCTTGGCGGTTTGCTGGGAATGTTGGGCCTCACGGCACCCAATTCCGCCGCTATGGGCGGCGGCATGGGTGGAGCCTCTGCGCAGCCCAAGACTTACGACCAACTGCGTCAGGAGCTTCTTTCCCAATACACGACGCCTGGAACGCCTGGGCAACCGCCTGATTTGGCGTCTTTGCTGGGCAACAATGCAGCCGCGCGTAATTTTTCAAACGCGGAGTGGGGGTATGACCCGCGCGCCCAAAAGTGGGGCTACAACCTGACGTATCAGGGCGGTGGCGATGCTGGCGATCCCTACACCAAGTGGGTTTATGGTGACCCGGCAGGTGCATCCGCTGGTCAGGTGGATAACACGGGCCTTGAGGCCGCTATCCAGCGTCAACTTGCTGCGCAACAGTCCGCCACGACCGGCGCAAATGCGCTTGGCGGCCAGGGGGATACGACAGGCCTTGGAGCGCTTCTGACGAAGCAGTTCAACTTTGATCCCAGCCAGCTTGAGCAGACGCCGGGTTACCAGTTCACGCTCAATCAAGGCCTGAAATCGCTGGCGAATCAGAACGCGGCGAAGGGTCTGGGGCTTTCTGGCGCGCAACAGAAGGGCGCGCTTGAATACGCAACCGGTCTGGCCGATAACACCTACGGCCAACAGTACCAACGCGCGCTGCAATCCTACGCCACCAACTACGGGCTGGCCTCGGATCAGTACAACCGTCTCGCAGGCCTGGCAGGCATGGGCCAATCGTCCGCTGCTGGTGTGGGCAATGCAGGCATGCAGACGGGCAGCCTGATCGGAAACCTGATGACCCAGGGCGCGAACGCTCAAGCGTCTGGCTTGGTGGGAGCGGCGAACGCCCAGACGCAGGGCGCGAACAACATTATGAACCTCGGCATGGGCCTGGCTTCGCTGTTCATGTCTGACGCTCGCATGAAGCGTGACGTGCGCTTGCTCGGCGTTACCGAGGGTGGCCACAACTGGTACGAGTACCGGTACATCCATCGACCGGAGCTGTTCCAGGGCGTTATGGCCCAGGAATTGGAAATCACGAATCCGGATGCTGTCCACGAGATTGACGGCATCAAGTACGTTGACTACGCGAAGGTGCATTGATGCCTCTGGATACCTCTATCCCTCTCCAGGTGCAGACGCCGCAGATTAACGGTCTGGGGATGCTGTCGAACGTTCAACAGTTCCAGCAGCGCAAGTTGCAGCAGGACCAGTTGCGCCAACAGTTGGAGGCGAACACGGCTGCATCCGCCGCGATGAAGCAGGCCATCGACCCGGCCACGGGGCAACTGGACCAGGCAAAGTTCGCTTCCATCATGAGCCAGGGGCCAGGGGCTTACAACCTTCCGGCATACCTCAAGAACGCGACGGACCTTCAGAACGCTCAATTGGAGACAAAAACCAAGCAATTCGACTTGGCGCAGAAGCAATTGGGATTTTGGAATGGCCAGCTTGGCGCGCTGATGCAGAAGGGCGATGCGGTGTCGAACCAGGACATCTACAAGGCCCTGGCTAGCGGCCTCAAGCTCAACATGCTCACGACCGAGCAGGCGCAACAGTACGCCCAAGACATTCCTGACGACCCGCGCGAGCGTAGCGCCTGGGTCAAACAGCACTGGATCGGCCTGCAATCCGCGAAGGATCAGGCGAATGTGCTGATGCCGAACGTGCAGACGATCGACACTGGCAGCGGCGTGAACGTGGTGCCGATCGATCCGCTCACTGGTCAACCGAAGGGCGCTATCACCGCGTTCCAGAAGGGGCTGACGCCAGAAGCGGCGGCCCAGCGTGTCAGCATGTTCGACCCCGCTACAGGCCAGCAAGGCACTGTGTCGCTCGGCTCAACAGTAGGTGGCGTGCCTGGAAGCGGTCAGGGCGGCGGCTTCATGCCCACTGCTGCACCCATGGGGACCGAGAAGGTCGCGGGCGCTGCTGCGGATCGCTACAACTCGCTCATCGAGGCGGCGAACAATGCTCCGGCCGCAATCAACGGCTACGACCGCGCACTGGAAGCGCTCCAAGGCGCGCAGACGTCCGGCAAGATGGCCGACGCCAAGCTGTTCATCCCCACCATGCTCCAGTCTCTGGGCCTCCAGTCCGAAGGCGGCATGGTGCAGGACTATCAATCGCTCAAGAAGTACCTGGCGAATGCAGGCGCACAAGCGGCCTCGGCGGCTGGGTACTCAGGTTCGGATGCTCGCCTCGCGTCGTTCACGCAAGGCCAGCCAGACGCAGAGAAGATGAACCCCGGCGCGCTGCGGGATGCCATCCAGTACGTGAAGGCGCTGCAATCGGGCGTCATGGCTAAGAACAACGCGGCTCAAGAATGGCTCACCGCGAACGGTGGCAACACCGCCAAGCTGCCGGAATTCGAGCGCAAGTGGTCGAACGCCTTCAGCCCGGATGTGATGGAACTGCGCAACCTGGCGCCCGAGCAGCAGCAAGCATTCATCAGCGGCCTATCTCCTGCCAAGCGCAAGAGCCTGATGGAGTCCTACCGCAAGATGTCTGAAGTGGGGGCTTTCTGATGGCTAAAGATCCCTACGCCGATCTGTTCCGCTTCGTAGCTCAGGCCGAGAGCGGCGGCCGCGACTATGACGCTGCTGGGCGCGTTATCACGTCCCCCAAGGGCGCGAAAGGCAGCATGCAGGTCATGGACGCGACCAACTTGGACCCTGGGTATGGGGTCCGTCCGGCCGCTGACGATAGCCTGGAAGAGCGCGCGCGGGTCGGCCAGGACTATCTGAAGGCCATGATCGGCAACTACGGCGGCGACCTGACCAAAGGCTTGGCGGCCTACAACGCTGGCCCCGGCAATGTGGACCGCGCATTGGCGGCGGCACAGCAAGCGGGCGACCCGAATTGGATGCAGTACCTGCCCAAGCCGCAAGAGACGGTGCCGTATGTGCAAAAGATCGTCGCCAACATGGGTAGCCTGCCGGGTACGCTGGACCGCATCGCGAGTGCCGTGATGCCGTCTGCGCAAGCTTCCCCGGTCGACAAGAAGCTGGAAGCCGACCCGCTATTTCAAATGCTCTCGGGCGCATCCCCAGCAGCAGCAGCCACGTCTGAAAAGCTGGCATCCGATCCCGTGTGGCAGATGCTGAATGAGCCTGCCGGTACGGCTTCGGAGTCGCGCAGTCCTGATGGCGTGCGCCGCGTAGAGACGAGCGGCACGGCCCCGACCGAGGCTCGGAAGCAGCGCACCGGTGTTCTCGGAGCGATCGAGGACTTTGGCGCGGGGGTCCGCAAGCTCGGACAAGGCGCTGCGCAGGGCTTCGGCGATATTCCCGCAGGTATTGGACAAGCGGGTATGCACCAGGGGCAGCAGATCCTTGGCGGCATCGATGAGATGCTTGGCACGAACCTAGCTGGCATGGGAGCGCCGAACGTGGCGGCCCGTGACGCCGAGGTCGCTCAGCGTGAGGCCGAATACCAGGCCGCTACCCCCGGGTCTATGGCCGCTGGTGTTGGGCGTCTTGGCGGCAACCTCGCATTCTCTATGGCCGGTGGCCCTGCGGCTATTTCTGCGCCGATGATGGCCGGTGCGCAAGCCGGTGCGCGCGCGCTACCCATGGCGCCAGGCGTTGGCCGTTTCTTGGGTGCTGGCATTGGTAGCGGTATCCAGGGCGCGGGGTACGGCGCAGTGACGCCGGTAACGAGCGGAGAATATGACCAGCAGTCGCTTGCCAATACGCAAGCGGGCGCGATCCTCGGGGCTGTCGCGCCTGGCGTCGGTCAACTGCTCGGCGCTGGTGGTCGCTATGTCGGCAACAACATCCGGGCGGCGATTGCGCCCTTTACGGAAGGTGGCCGCCAGGGGATCGCACAAAACATCATCGCCCAGGCCGCGAAGGGTGGGCCGATGCGCGGCAACGTGGGCCAGATGGTCCCTGGCGCGACTCCCACTCTGGCCGAAGTCTCGGGTAACCCTGGGATTGCGAACCTTCAGCGCACGATGCGGGACGTGAACCCTGCGCCGTTTGTGCAGCGGGAAGAAGCGAATGCCCTGGCGCGTACTGACGCGCTGGGAGCGCTACGCGGCACGACCGAAGATCTTCTGGCTGCTAAGGCTTCACGCGACACGCAAGCCGCGACCGACTATCTGAAGACCCATGTGGGCATCCCGGTTGCCAACACCGAATATGCGGCGCTTAAGCGTACTCCTGCCTTCCAAAGCGCGTTCGCCCAGGCCGAGAAGATGGCCCAGAACGCGGGCGGCACGATTGAAACCAAGGTGGCCAACAAGACGCTCGCGAATCGTGGCGGATCGGTAGGCAAGCCCCGTACCTACGTTTCTGGCGTGGGGCTGCAACGCATCAAGCAGGCGCTGGATGACCAAATCGGCAGCGCTTCGCAGGCTGGCGAGCGCGGGAAGGCCGCCAACATCCTTGGTGTGAAGGACAAGCTGCTTTCGTTGATGGACCGGGAGATCCCCGGTTACGCCGACGCGCGCGGGGCATATGCAGCGGCGTCACGCGATATCGACGCTATGCAGTACCTGCAAGGGATGAACCTGACAGATGCGCAGGGGAACATCACCTTGGCGCGTGTCCAAAGCGCTCTGCGCGGCTTGGAAAAGGCACAACAGAAGCCGGGCATGAATCTGGCCAAGTCCGTGACACAGGCCCAAGAGGATGCGCTGAAGGCTATCCGCGACGACTTGCTGCGCGCCACACAGACGAACGCAGGCCGCTCGCTAGGTTCCAACACGGCGCAGAACCTGGCTATGCAAAACATGCTGTCTCAGGCATTGCCGGGGCGGCTGGGTGCGCTGGCTGGCAAAGCCCCTGCGGGATCGCTTGGCACGGCTCTAGGTACTGGCGTTGGCTACATGATCGGCGGCCCCTTGGGCGCTGCCGCTGGTGGCGCAGTCGGTGGATCGCTGGGCCGTACCGCATCGAGCGCGGTGAACATGAACAACGAAGCTATTCAAGGCCTGCTGACCAAGATGCTGCTGAACGAAGGCGGGTCAGGGCTTGCGGCTCTCCAGGGTGCAGCCCGTGGATCTCGACCAATCACGGAGATGGGCGGCTTGCAAAGGCTCCTGTACCCAGCCATCAACGCTAGCGGTGCGCTCGGGTTGGGGCGCGTCTCGCCGAATAACGGGAACGCCATGCAGCCCCTGCCAAATGCCTTTTAAGAAGCATACGACGCAGTAGACGAGCGGAAGAATTAAGTAGGTTTCCATCAGAGAAATGTATTGCAGGAATTGAACCATGTCTAGCCTTCTCCCCAACGGTAAGCAGCACTTTGACGACAATAACGGGCGCCCGTTGGTTGGCGGTCGCGTGTACTACTACATCCCCAATACGTCTACGCCGAAGGACACCTGGCAAGACCAGGCGATGACGATTCTAAATACCAATCCTATCGTCTTGGACGCACGCGGGGAATGCACGGCGTGGGGTTACGGGGCGTATCGCCAAGTGGTTCGGGATCAAGTCGGCAACCTTATTTGGGACCGCTTGGTGACAGATCTCTCCGCTGTAATCGATGAGCAAATCCAGGAGATCAGAGACGACCTGGCCGCTCCGGATGGAGGCTCGTTGATCGGCTACCAGAATGAATTGGTGGGGGCTATCTATCGGTCGGTCTATTCACGGCTTCAGGATTGGGTGAGCGTTAAGGATTTTGGGGCCATCGGAGATGGCATTAATCATCCGTTGTCCGAACGCTATTCGTCTGTAGCGGCAGCACAGATCGCATACCCGAATGCAGGGGTTACGTCGTTGTCGCAAAGCATTGATTGGGCTGCGTGGCAATCCGCCGTAAATAGCAAAGCAGCGGTAACCGTATATGGGCCTGAAGGCACATACGTTATGACCGATGAGTTGCTAATCACTCTGCCCGCAGTGAGCATCATCGGTGCCGGCCAAGGGTATGACCGAGCGCAGTTTTTCGCACCTACCGATGCAACGCCTTGTGCTCGGCTGCTGTGGGTAGGTACCGGCGATAAAAGCGTAAAAACCCGATATCTCTATCGGGGCAGCCCGTTGGATGCCAACGATCCGCCGATTTCGACGGGCATCAACATCCAGAATGATGGCTTCGTGATGCATGCCATGATGGTGGATTTGTATTGTGATTATTCCAACACTTCACCGACTAACTTCGGCGACGATTGGGACGTCGGGATCTTCCATGGTTCCCGATTGGACATGCGGCTTATTGATGTCAATGTTCGTGGCTACTGGCGTAAGGCCTCTATCTGGTTGGATTCCACACGCGGGGTGAATCTTCCGGAATTGAACAATTACCCGGCGACCCCCGGCGCGGGCGCAGACGGCGTTTCAATCGTCCGGACCATGACGATTGGTGGTTATTGGGGCATTCGCAAGCAAGGCCCTGACCCGAAGCCAGGGCTTATGCATTTTGGCTTCCAGTACAAGAGGGCGGCTCAGTTTTCATTTAGCTCGCAACCTGCTGATGGGAACACCGCAACGATTGGCACTGAGGTGTATACCTATCGCACCACGCCGACTATGCGCAGGGAAGTGCAGATCGGCGCTACGTTGGCAGCCTCTATTGCGAACCTGGTAACGACATGGCAGCAGCAGCCTGGGCGTTTGGTGCCCTACGATGACATCACACTTTCGCAATCTGGCACCCTGATCCAGGTGTATTCACTTTCCGCATCCGCGACGGCTTTGTCCGCTACGGGTGGTGTTATTTCGGTCCAGACTTTAGCGGGAGGGGCTGCAACGCAAACGGAGGTTATCTCTGATCCTGCCCCGTTCTATGACTTCGTGAGCAACCAACTCTACGATGATGGCCGGGATTCTTTGGGTGCGTCGGATTTTGTATTAGATAACTGTGTCATTTACTCGATTGAACACCATTCGGGTGGGGCTGTAACGCAGCCTTCGGTGCCACCCGATCCGCAGAACGACACGTGTGCGGGCGCGCTCTGGATCGACGGTTTGGGTGGCTCAGGCCTGATCCACCGGCAATTCCTTCTGCACACGCGATTCCACAGCCGTGAGCCGTACAACATCAAGCTGGGCTTTGTGGGGCGCTACCGCCAGACGAATTGCACGCAGGACGGCTCGCCGCCTGCTACCTACGGTCGCACCGTGGCCAGCCCCACGAAATCGGCGCTGCTCCAGGTGATCGGCTATGACGACCCGGGCGTGAACTTCCCGATGGGGTTGAACGGGAACCAGCTGTACACCGGCTTCTTCCTCCAGGGTTTCGACGTAACGGCCGAGCGGGATCTGGATGTTGGTGGCTTCGGGCAATTCGGCCTGAATAACACGGACACTGATACCGGCTTCATCAACCTGGTTTCCGGCAAGAACGCGAACTCCGAAATCCGCATGAGCACCGAGGCAACGGCTACGGTAGGTCGGATCCGCACGACGTCTACCGGCGGCATGTCGCTGGCGACGCGGGCGAACGGAACAGGTGCAATTGAAGAACACCTGTTCATGAACACGAACAGCATCAGCGCTGGAAAATCCATTCTGCCCTCGGTGACTGGAATGCTATTCGTGGGCAGCGCATCCCGGTTGTGGCAGACCTTCTATGCCGTCAATGGAACCATCAACACGTCTGACGCCCGTCTCAAAACGCCTGTGCGGCCCATGACGGCGGCGGAACTCGCGGCGGCGAAAGAACTGGCGCGGGAGATCGGTTTCTACAAGCGGTTGGACGCCATCGGTCGCGAGGGTGACGAGGCCGCACGTTTCCACGCTGGCATGACGGTTCAACGTGCAATCGAGATCCTGGCATCCCATGGATTGGACCCGTTCGAACTGGGGTTCATCTGCTACGACCAGTGGGAAGACCAGTACCGGACGATTGAGGCCGAGCTGAAGGAATCGGGCGAATTCGACGAGACGGGCAAAGCAATCATGGTGGTGGATGTCCCCGCGCACCAGGTGCTTGAAGTCGCGGCGGGCGACCGCTACGGCTTCCGCATGGACGAGTTGACCGCGTTCATGATCCGTGGTCTTGCGCAGGCTCAGGACGAGCTTGAAGCACGCGTGCTGGCGCTGGAGGGTAACCCGTGACTACCGATCAGGATCTACCCGCCCGCGTTTCGCGCTTGGAACAGCGCGTCGACAAGTATTACTACTGGGGGTGCGGCGTGGCGGCCGCTGTCGTAATCATGAGCGGTGGCTACGTCTGGTACGCCAATGAGGGCGTGCGGCGCATGGATAAGATCGCCGACATCCTGATGACCGCCCAGATCGGGCAGGCCACCATGCAGGTCGACATAGCCGTCATGAAGCGCGAGCAGGAAAAGCAGGATCGCGCCTGGAAACTTCTCTCAACCCTCTTAAAAAAGGGGGCTTCGGATGTTTCAAGTTCCCAGGAGCGTGAATAGATGCAACTGAACTTCGAAACGGCATTCGACCGATTGATCGGTCACGAGGGCGGATATGTGAACCACCCGAACGACCCGGGCGGTGAAACCATGTGGGGCGTCACCATCGCGGTGGCGCGTGCAAGCGGGTACACCGGCCCCATGCGCGACCTGCCGCGCGAAGCTGCGAAGACAATCTACCGGTCGCAGTATTGGGACAAGGTGAAAGCCGGCAGCATGCCGTTCGCTGTGGCGTTCCAGGTGTTCGACGCGGCGGTAAATCATGGCACCAGCCAGGCAGCCAAGTTCTTGCAGCGCGCCGCCGGCGTTGTGGATGACGGGATCATCGGCCCCAAGACACTGGCAGCAGTTGCCGAGCGCGGCGCCGCCGCGATGCTGCTTCGTTTCAACGCCGAGCGCGAGCAGTTCTATACCAACCTGCCGACCTGGCCCAGCTTCGGGAAAGGCTGGTCGCGGCGCGTCGTCACCAATCTGCGGTACGCCGCTGGGGATCTGTCATGAACTTCGACTGGAAGAACGTGGTTGCCAACGTGGCGCCCATGCTGGCCACTGCCCTGGGTGGTCCACTGGCTGGCGGCGCGGTGGTGGCAATCACCAGAGCGCTGGGCCTTGGCGATGATGCTACGGACGCCGAAATCGCAAAGAAGCTGGCCGAAGCCGACCCGAGTACCCTGGTGGAACTGAAGAAGGCCGAACAGGACTTCGCCGCGCGCATGGCGGAAATGGGCTTCAAGAATGAGGCGGATCTTGAAAAAATCGCAGCCGACGACCGGGCCGACGCTCGGCACCGTGAGATTGAGCGCCAGGATTGGACCCCTCGGATGCTTGCCTACCTCGTTACGGCCGGGTTCTTCGGCATGCTATCCGTGATGGTCTTCGCAGCCATCCCGACTGCCAGCAAGGAGCCACTGTACATACTGCTCGGCTCGCTGGGCACCGCCTGGACCAGCATCATTTCCTACTACTTCGGCAGCACAGCGGGCGGACAGAAGAAGTCCGAGTTGCTGGCCAAGAACAAGCCATAGGGCGTGAGGCTGTGCGATTGGCCGGGGAACGACGACTAGTCTTCCCGAGGCCCTCGGTCCTTCACCAGCTTGATCTCATCGTCGGCCCCTATCTCACGCACCCATGCGCCGCAGCCCTCGTCTGGGTATACAGGGGCGATGCGGTGGCCAGGATCAAGGCGGCAGTACGGCCTGCGTCCCTGGTCGGTTGTTTCGCCGTGCCAGTGGGTACAGGTCCAGCAGCCGCCGAGCTTTGGGGGCATGGGCTTGAAGTAGGACATAGCGTTAGAACAGATGGCTGGAGAGCCGCATGAACTCGTAGTGTAGATCACACAATAGTTCTAACGCTAAAAGTGAAGAAGCCCGCTATATCAATGCGTTAGGAGCATTTCACGCGGGCCTTCTAAGCCCGGGGTCGGGGGTTCGAGCCCCTCCTGCCGCGCCAGAATATCTAGTAAATACAAGGCGCTACGTGGGTTTGTAATTCGCTAGCAGGTTAATCATTAGAATAAAAATGCCTGCGTTAGAATTTTACTCGGTTGCCGTAGCCCGTTTCACCAGTCGCCTATCGTAGTGTTTGTGGGTTGTGGACGGGTCAGCATGAGCAGCGAAATCGTAGGCGTCCTTGTCCCGATTCGCGATCTTCTGGGTAATGGCTGCCGGACGAATGTCCTGTAGGGTGAAGTACAGGGCATGGGCTGTGAGGGTCTTCTCTTTCACTTCCTCATCAAGCGTCAGTATCCAGGCCAATTGAGCATCCTTCCAACTGGAGGCCCACCCGTGCCGCGTGTATGCCTCTGACCTTTTTGTGGGCGCGAATAGATACGGACTGGCGTTTTCTCGGTCCAGCGCGCGAGCGACGACAGCACGAAGCCGCGTCGACCATTCCCGGATCTTCAGCACTTCCATCTGCCCCTTCTTTCGCTTGCTCGAAAGAACGGTAACGCCGCCTTCCGTCAAACCGGTTTTGAGGAATGGGCGCGTTTCCGATGAGCGAAATCCCGTTAAGTACGTGAACATGGCCGCGCAGCCCATGACGCGGTAATTCTCGCGCTGCTTCACCGACCAGAGATAGAACCGCAGGACCTGGCGCCGGGAAATAACCTTTGCTTTGGTGGTGGAGCGGTTCTTCATCATGTTGGTGAACGGGTTCGCTGGCAGAAGACCCCAACGGACGCCGTAGTGGCAGATGACCGAAAGCTGGCTGATCTCCTTGTTTGCCTTCACAGGTGCGCCGGCTGCCGCCCGATCTTCAAGGTACTGGTAGCCGTGCTGTGTGGTCAGATCGGCGGGGCTCATGCGTCCAAAGAACTTTGTCAGGTTCGCGTACATCGCTTTCCGGGTCTTCTTCCCGTCCACGGATTGATCCTCGTAGTACGTCGGATCTTCCTTAAGTTCAAACCGCTCAATCATCTCTGAAACGGCGCCAGCGACAACGACGCCTTGCTGGATCTCGACCGCTAACTTGGCCGCCAGTCGTTCGGCGTCGTAGCGCGCGGCGCGGTCCCCGAGGACAGCCGAGGCGAGTGTTTCGCTTCGCCCGTCCATGTGCTTGTAGATCCAGCTAATGCGCTGCTTGCCGACGCGCTTGTACAGCCTTGCTATCCCGGTCTTCTCCCACGCGGGTGAAGGCTTCGCGGTTCGGGGCGGACGTGGGACCGGCTTTTTGCTGGCCATCTGCT